ATCTGCGTGTCCGTGGCCACGTAGAGCCTCCCGGCCGTCCCCGGGGCAGGCTTGTTAGCGTCAGGGCCGGCCTGGATGGAGGGGACGGAGCCGGCATTGGCAACTGCCCCGATAGTTTCAGGAGTTATCGCTTCAACTTCAGCTCTCAAATCATTAAGTTCCGAAGCGGTCGCAAAAACCAGCGACTCATCTATAATCGCGCTGACGCTGGAGGCATTGCCCACGATCGTAATGATGTCGATGTTCTTCTCAACGATGTCCGGCCCGCCGCCGGCAGGAATATACTCTGCTGTGGCCCCGGCATTGCCGTAGCAGTACAGTATCTCTCCGAGGTCGGGATCCTGAGCGAAGACACCCAACTCACGGAAGTAGAACCCCTCCGTGATTTCCTGGTTGGACAGTACCGTGCCGATGAGAGCCTTACCGTCGGAGAGGCGTTTCATCTTGTTCAAAGGCAAGGACAGGACCTCATGTTTCAACGCCGTTAGGTCGACGATTGAGCTTCCGCCCAGTTCCCCGTCACCTAAACCTATCCGGGTAAACGTAAGCTGTGTCCCCAGCTGGGCCTTGGCTTGAAGGGCCCGGCCCCTGTTGGTGATGACTAGACCCCCGAACGCACCCATTTATACCACCTGCCGTATAGTCAGATTGTCGCCGGTGTAAACCACGCCGGCGTAAAAGAGAGATAAACTCTCGGTTTGGGTTATCTCGACTTTCTCCAGCCAGGAGCGCGCGTTCTTGACACTATTTAGGGCCCGGATGAACTCCTGGGCCCTCTCTTGTGTCGCCGCCGGGTTATTGGTAGTTACCTTGAAGTAATAGGGTTGGCCGCCATAGTCAAACCACTCCACAACTTGGCCGTCATCGAAAAGAGCTGTGATTAACTCTTCAACAGCCGCTGGTGTGCCCTTACGCTTATGCCAGTCCAGAGAGCCTTTTACCAAGGACCTTTTTTGTTCCAGCGGAAGATCAGGCTCGTAAAAGTCAACGTGATACTGGCGAGCCAGTAGATCCAGCACAGGCCCGGAGAGATTGTCAAGCCTGGAAATAAAAAGGCACTGGTCTACGGCTTGAGTAACGGCCTTTAGTTCAGCATCCAAGGCGGCAGCTGCAGCCGCTACTTTAGGATCCTGGGCAATATTCGGTGGCAGGATATCAATCAATCGGATATCCCTAATGTTAATCATCCTCCAGCCCTCCATACTGTACCGTGACATTCCCGGCCACAGCTACCTGGGACGGAGTAATTGTCGTGAACACAGGCGATGTAACCTCTACCCGCTTGGCCCCGGCCGCCATCACCCGCGCTATGAGTTCAGAAGGGTTAATGTCGCGCCCCAGGCGCGAGCGCTGCCAAGCCACGTAGTCGTTCACAGCAGCAGTAACGGCCTGCTGGATGTTAGCCGCTACAGTAGTATTCTCACTAGCAATCCAATAGGTGAGCACCACGTCGTAGTTCACAACCTCGGGCACCAAAACGGTAACATGATCCGTAAGCGGCCGGACGCGCTTATCATTGCACACTGAAGCCACTGCATCCAAGATTTCCTGGCTTGGAATTTGGCCGCCCTCGAGCAGGGGCCGGATCTCGATCTCCCCAGGCGCCGGCGATGTTACCGAAACATCGATGATAGACTGGTGCGCCGTTCGCGCCCAGTATTTGTATGCTTCGCTGGGGCCGGCAACAGAGAATCTCTCTGGGGCCTGGCGAATGCGCTCACGGAACGCATCGTCGGACTCAACATCAGCGCCGCCGGAGCTAGTAGTAATGTTGGTGACCGACTTTATCCAGGGGAGCGGGTCCACCAGCTTGTTGATCTGCCCGGGTTGCCAGCCGTTGCCACTCACGCCGGCAGTGGTACATTCCGCCGCCACGTCTATCTCCGTTGTGCCGGCCGGCACCGTTGTGGCTGTCGTTGTGGCAAAAAACAACTTGCCGTCTGGGGTCGCCCTCGTACCGGCCGGGATAGTCACCGCCTGGGGCTGCGGAGCAGATAAGGTAAAACGCAACGTGGTCTTAGCAGATTGCGCTGGCAATCTTTCTGCACCAACCAAAGCTCCTAGGTGGTCCAGGTAAGAGCCAGCTGCATAGTGTAGGAGGTTCTGCTTAGCGGCGTAGTCGATCAGGACCCTCTGCTGGGCGATAATCGCAGCCACAGCCTCAAAGAAGAGCCGTACCGGATCTCCAGGGGCTAACTTGCGGCCGGAAATGCCTTCGTAAGTAGTGATAATGTTAGCCTCGATCTCACCAACGTCCTTGGACACGAACTGAATATCAGGCAGATTGCTCAACCAGCCTCACCCTCACTTTCGGCCGGAGTACGCCTTCTTTGGCATCACCCTCGTAGGTGACCTGCGTTACCGCCGCCCGTGGTTCCCAAAGACGTACAGCAGCGATGATTTCAGCAGTGAGCCTGGCTTGGGCCACAGGCAATGGCTCATCTAACATGGTGGCCGACAGGCCGAAATCCCGGTTGAGGGGTGTGGAGTACTTAGGCGTGCTGATAATCGTCTTGACATTTTGCAGGATCTCGGCCGTCTCCGAAGCCGGAGCAAAATCTATCTCCATAGCGCCTCCGCTAACTTCGAACTCCATCAGCAAACCCCCTCTTAGACGTACTCCTCAAGTTCTACCTCAACCACACCTACAAGAACATTGCCGCGGTTATCAACGTGGGTCCATCTCTGCCTCAGTGATTTTACAACCCAGAGGTTAACGCCCAGTCCTTTACCTCCGATAACCAGCGGCACCGCTTTGCCTGACCTAGCCAACTCAACTAAGGCATCCATCTCCCTACGGGGGTTGATCCCATAAGAGACATCAAAGCGCATAGTAAACCTGATGGTATCAAGATCCGGGCCCAGGTATTCGGGCTTGGGCTTGGCAAGGTGTATGCCATGCTTCCCCCACCGGCTGGCAGTCTCGCGCTCAAAGTCCTCAAAGGTGCGGATCGTGTCGGCCGACACAACGAATACCACGTCACCCAACGCACCGATCACGCCGCCACCCCCTTACTGTGGCTTACCTGTCAGCCCGCCGACATCGTTCTCCTGGTGAACGTGGTTCTTTAGAGAAATCCCGTCGGCAATTACGTCACCAGTCACGTTGACGTTACCCGCGGCTACAATGTTGACGGGTCCAACGGCATTAATAGTGAGAGTATGGGACGCCCGGTCGTACTCAACACTGGTTCCATCCTCAAAGCGAACCATCCGCTTGTCGGCGCTGGCCGCCGGGGGCTGATCTTCCCTCGAATAGATAGCGCCCAGGACGAACCCTTCGGCATTGCCTGTAGGCAGGAAGATGCACACCACATGCTCGCCCACGTCCGGTAGGTAATAATCCTTATTGCGCAGTGTCTGGCGCTGAAGTACCGGCAGGTCGTAAGAAACCAAACCATGAGCCTCAAAAACGACTCGGGCCGTCGCGTTGACAGGATCAACCGCCGACACGCGTCCGACCCGAATCAGGTTTTTTAACACGTTTTCCATTAGTACCCCTCCAGCACCCGGCGCAGCTCCAACTTTACTGTGTAGCCTGGGCCGCTGTGCTCGGCCGTCTCGACGAAGTATTTGCCGTCGAACTTGCCCCAGCCCTGGATCATTACCGTGACTCCAGCCACTAGGCGGATATCACCCATCATGGTTATGCTGAACTTTACTTCTTCCTTGTTCTTTTGCCGTAGCCTCATCTTGGCCAGGCGCTCGGCTTCGGCTATGCTGGTGACCCGTTCGTTGATGACAAGCGTTTTCCCGGTCTTGGGACGGTTCGGCGGTGTATAGGTATATCTGATGCTTTCTTTACCGTGGCCACCTTTATATTCAACCCGAGCTGCCGAGTAAACCTCGCGAGTCGCAGATATGGCCGAATATGAAATGACCGACGACTTGCCCCTAACGATAGTCGTGATAGGTGCCATCTTTTCGTACTTACTTTCGTCAAAGACCACGACCTGTTTATTTGTAACCTTCAGGGCCAAGCCGGCATCCTCACATAGCCGGAGGAGAAATGCCAAGTCCGACTCCTCGGTCTGTTCAATGCGGTCATACTCCGGGTTATAGTCGGCATCATACAGGAGCTTCAAGCCGGCACCACCGGCAATATCCTTGGCAATAACTGATAACCGCGTTTTTTCCCAGGCTCTCGTTTTGTCTTCCCCGACAAGGGAAGAAGATACTGGGACGGAAAGGGCTTTTATCTTAACAGTATCCGGTGGACCGGATGATTCAATTTCATCGACTTCAAATTTCCCTAGGGGTAGTTTTTGAACCTGTCCCTCCCGCTCCCAGTGCTGGACCAACAAAGAAGCCACAAGGGTAGCGCCCTTCTCCGGCATCCAAGAGGATCTCCAGAGGCCTGCTCGATCCTCAAGCGAGATCTGAAGGTCGTCTGCCTTGCCGCTGGCATAGTCGGTATAGGAGAAGTCAAGCAGATAGGGTGCCAAATCCGCAGAAATATCCCGGTTGCCATAGGTTAGGAGGAGCCGTGCCCGCCGGGTCTCGGCCATTATGCTCCCTCCCGCTTCCACGGGGGCAGAGTTGCCGGGGCGGGTGCTTCTATTTCAGGGACCTTAAGCCTTATATTGGCATTAAAAAACACCGTCTCGCGGTGCTCGGGATTAGCCTCTATCAGCTTTGTCATATAAAATTCGCTGCCATAAACTTTAAACGCAATTAAGTCCCAGGTATCGCCTTGCACCGTCACATACTCACGCATAGCTCAACCGCCTTTCCTGGCGTAGATAGGACCTGAAGCGTGCTGCAAAGTCATCTTCTGCGTCCTTAGCCGCTCGCCTGACCTGCCCCTCGACGTCCCGGCCGCCGTAGATATTATAGACAGGTGCGTAAGTAATGCTGGCCCCGGCAGTCGGCCGCACGCCCAGCATCTCACCCGCCTTCGCCCATATCGACAATGCCCGGGGTGAGCCGTCCAGAGGAATGGCAGCTTCTGGGCCTTCTTCAGCAAACCAGGCAACATGTGGACGGGTGAAAATGCCTCCTGTCGCATGCCGTGGAATGCTCATGTTGGCAGCAACGGCGTTTTCCCCGCCCCCCAAACCTAAGAAAGACTTAACCTTGTCCCATTTATCCCCAAGCCAGGCTAGCTTTTCTCTTAGCCAGGCAAATTTCCCTTCCAACCAGTCAAATACGCCGGCAAATCGGTTTCTGATCCCTTCAACAAACTGGCGAAGAGCCTCTCTGGGATCGTTCCAGAGAGTAATAAACCAAGCCTTTACCTTGTCCCAGTTCTTTATCAGCAAATAACCGGCACCAATCAACAACCCTATGCCTGCTATTACCAGGCCGATAGGGTTGGCGTTCAATGCTGCGTTAAAAAGCCACTGTGCTGCCGTCCACGCTTTGGTAGCGGCCGTGATTATCACCATCTTGCCGTAATAAAGCGCCAACCTCCCCGCTGACAGCAGACCCTGCCCCGCTTTCATAGCCATGTTCCACAGCCACTGTGCTGCCGTCCACGCTTTGGTAGCACCAGTGGCCAGCTTTTGGCCCAGTTCCATCCTTCTGGTCCAGGCATAAAGCTTTATGAACGGCGTAGCGATAATGGCGCTAACATACCCAAGACCCCACAGCGCCACGCTAAGTCCCAAAACGCTGCTTGTGCCGAGTGTGACAGCCTTGGCCAACTGCGGGTGTTCGTCCGCAAACCTCTGGACCCACCCAATTACTTCTGCCGCCTTGTTCGACAGTATAGTGACATAGGGAAGCAAAATATTGCCGATGGAAATTCCTAACGCCGCAGCACGATTTTTCAGCAATATAAGGCTGTTTCCGGCCGTTGCTGCCCGTGCCTCGAATTCTTTCTGCATGCTACCGGTGTATTGGGAAGCGTCGCCGACCTTCTTGAAGTTTTGCTCAAGAGCCCCTAGGTTGGTTAAGAGCGGCGCAATTGCACCGATGCTTTCTTTGCCGAAGAGATCACTCAGCACCGCTGCCCGCTTATACTCCGGCAGCTTTTGCAGGGCACGCAGAACTTTAAGAATCGCCCCTTCGGCATCCTTTTGCATTAACTTGGCCATTGTTTTGGCGTTCAAGCCAAGCGCCTTAAACGCCTCGGCCTGACTCTTGGTGGCCCCTTCGCCGGCTGTAAGGCCGAGAATCAGGTTCTTTATCCCCGTCGCCGCAACTTCCTCGGTGATACCGGCCGATACCATTGTTGCGCCCAGGGCAGCTATCTGGCCCGCCGCCGCGCCACCCACTTCTCCTAGCGGGCCAATCCTGCGCACTACTTCGGAAATCTTCGGCGCCGAGGCCGCTGTTGTGTTCCCCAGGTAGTTTATTTGGTCAGCAAGTGCGACAACCTGCTGTTGGTTCATGCGAAACGCCGCTCGCCACTCGGCCATCATTTGCCCGGCTTCTTCTGCCGTAATGTCGAAGGCTACGCCCATTTTTGCCGCGGCGTCGGCAAAACTAATAAGCTCTTCACGAGCTATCCCTGCCTGACCGCCAGCAGCGACTATTTGTGCTAGGCCGCTTGCGGCCATCGGGATCCGAGTAGAGAGCGTTAGTATGTCCCTACTCATCTCCGCAAACTGCTTTGGCGTCTCGAAGTCCACCACTTTTCGGACGTCGGCCATGGCAGATTCAAAATCCATAGCCATTTTTACCGGAGCACCTACTGTTACGGCAGTTTCGACTGCCCCCAGGAGGCCCGCCCTCATCCGGCCCCGAAACTCGTCCACACGCTGTTCAAGATTGATGGCTCCCGCCAAATTCTTTTGAGCTCTTTCTGCTTTCTGCAACTGGTCCGTCAACTTCGCATAGGACGCCGCATATTCTTCGGTGCTGATAGCGCCGGTTTTTTGTGCTTTTTCCAACTCGCGGAGCTCGGCCCGAAGGGATGAGATTCGCTGATTCAGCTGCTGCAACCTGCCCGCGGCAGATGTGAAAGTACTGCCGAAAGAAGAGTTGACCTTCCCAGCAATCTCGATTGCCATTTCGAATACGCGCGCCACTGTCTCATCCCTCCTTGGACAGGACCTTAATGGCCACGTCAACCCAGTCGCTTAGTTCCGTAAGGGGCAATGATAGCCAATACGAAACCGGGGTAAAGGCGCTCATAGCCAGCCGGAGGCTAACCTCCATGAGCACGCGCCGAACGCTTGCCCCGAATCCTAGCCGAGCAAAAAATTCTGCACGGTCATAGTCACGGTCGTGAAATCTTTGGCCGGCAGGGATAATATCAGGTCAACCGGCACCTTGCCTGCCTTGGCAGCCACGAGGGCCAGATAAGTTTTGGACAGCTCGGGAACAGGAGAATTATCTCCCAGGGCTCTAGTCTGGTTAGAAGCCGAGATGAGATCTTGTCCGGTCAGGGCTTCAAGGTCCAGCTCAATCTCTGGATACTCTTTGCCGTCATAGATGTGAGGCTTCGCAAAAACGATCCTTTCCATCAACACCGGCTCCTTTCATGGTATAATCAGAAAAAAGAGGTGATTCGGGTGGGAATCCTGGATATTTTAATAAGAGTGTTCGTCTGGGGAATCTTTTTAGCTTTTTCGTGGATTCCTGGCATTATGGTAGGAGTCCTCCTAGAAATGACAATTGGCCGCTGGGCTTACTGGCCTGGATTTCTTCTCGGCGTTGCCATATTCCTAATCTACATCGCCGAAAATTTCTATGGCGGCTCACCCAAGAACAAAAGCAGCCCTTCTCCTTTTGCAGCGGCTCGCCGCGTACGAGCAGTCAAGAGATACTTAAGCCCAAAGAAATGAATGTTCCAAGGCCCGCTGGTATTTCCAGCGGGCCCTAATTTTTGCATCATAGACCCAGAGCTTGCCGGACCTCCTTCAAATAATCTTTGCCGTTGATCCGGCAGATGTAGTTATACTTGTCTATTTCAACGATTTCTTTGCCGTCAACGCTGACTTTGAGATATATTACCTCGAACTCGTTTGAGGCATCAGCAGTAGCCCCAACTTCAAACTTCCCGAGAGAGGTAGTCTTAGGAATTCCCCGAACACTTGCCCTAAGAGACGAAGTGCGGTATTCTCCCGTAGCTGCGTCATAAAGTTGAGCCGCACCCCTGAAATCAAGATTGTGAGCTCGTGGTTCGGCGAGCCCAATAGTTGGCTTGACGACAGTCCGCCAGTTAATGGTACATGTCATGCTGCCGTAATGACCTAGAACGGGGCTTTCAACTTCGCCAGCGATACCGGCGCCCTTAACCGTCTCGGTCATGGCTTCGATCTTAGGCAGCTCGACATCGGCAATCCCCAAGAGGTCCGTCCCATCCTCATAGACGCGGAAGTTGATCAGCTTCTCCGGTACCGGATTCATTTATTCCGCCCCCTTTCACGCCGCGAAGAGCGACTTCAGATATTGCGGATCATACTCCACAATGAAATCAATTTCCCGGGCCGGCGGCGGCGGAGTAACGTAAACATGGAAGCGCAGAATACCGTCCAGCAAATCAGTATCTGGGTTCTCGCTTTGGAGAAATTCCACCCGGCCCCCGAGAATGAATTCTCGGGCCGTCAGGCCGTTGAGCCAAATATTAGCGCTGTCAACAATCGTATCGATAAGCCGGCGCTTAACCGGGTAGTCAACCTTTTGCCAAAAGGTAAGCACCAAAGTGTTCGCAATCCAGTCACACATCCGACGGATGGGCAGGAATGTATCTTTCGGATCCGTCACCGCAGGATAGGCGCCGGTGCGGTTTCCCCACACCTTCCAGCCGCCGATAAAGTTTAGGGCCGTAATAATGCCCTGGCCATTTAGATAAGCCGCTTCGTCCGGACCTAGAGTTATCTCTGTACCGTCTGCCAGTACCGCACCATTGGCCTGGAGGCTCTTGTTCGACGGACTTGTATATGGGATATCGTCGTTCTCTGCGTCGGTCCGGCAGATTACCCCGGCAAGTTGGGTAGACAAGTGATACTCTTCATCTCCGAGTGTTACTTTCGGCCAGCACACTGCCTGCCGTGGAGAGGTGTAGCTGTTGGTCTCTTTCCAATTGGGCACATCGGTGTATTTCTTAACTTCGCTTGTTGGAACGTCGACAAGGGCAATGCACTTGAAGTGACCGTTGATGTTGCTGGCCTTGGCCACCATGACCGCAGCCACCGCCGGATCGCGAGCCCACCCCGGGGCCAGGACCATGCCGGGGACGAACCGATAGAGAGGGAAAACCCTATTGAGCAGTTCCAGACCCTCATAAGCTCCGGTATTTACGTCAACCCCACCAATTATATCGCTCGCGGTCACCATGGTCGGGTCCAGGCACTCATAATCCACCTTAAGAGTAGCCGCTGCAGGAATGGATCCGGTGGTCACTCGGTTAATAACTGCCCTGCCTGCATCGTCGAAGGTCACAAGGTAATCAGTGTTCGCAACATAAGTAGTGCTACCATCCTGGCTCTTTACCACTACGGTTTCTTTCAGCACCCCGGTATTGGCCAGTGTTGCCTGGTCGTTTACCAGGGTAACACTTTCCCCCGTTACACTCTTCTTGTGAACAGCCGGATCCAGCACGTTTACCAGTACTACCGGAGCTACAGCAAATAGAGCAAAATGGGACTTAATAAACTCGCAGAGGGTATAATTAGCCCAATCGTCACTATAACCAAACTGCTTCACGGCCTCTTCATAGGTATAGCAAAGCACCGGCTTATTTACCGGTGCGGGTTCAGCCGCCAGGTTCACCGGAGCAGTGCCGAACACTACCGGCAGGCCGGCCGTAGCCTGAACCGGTGGAGTAACGGAAGTGGGTACTTCGGTGACATAAACCCCATGCTTGTAGGTCATAGATTATGCACCACCCTTCGAGATAAACTGCAGGACTTCGTTAAAAAGCGCATTTTCGGGCGTGCCTTTAGTGGCGATAGCTTTCTCCGTCCGTGCCAGGTCGGTTACCGGCACGAACAGCAACTTGATTGCCGGGCATTTATCGAAAAGGGTACTCAAATGCACCGGCAGGCCACCCTTGAACACGGTATACCTTTGTAGCGCCCCGCCAGGAAGATTGGGGCCGCAGTAAATAAGCCGCTCCGGCTGTGGGGCGGCCTTAGTCGATTTACTCATATTCCAATCCCTCCAAAACAGGATGAGCAACCGTCCAAATAGTGGTCATGATGCCTATCCACTGCGGATAGGGCTGCTCTTCAGGGAACTCAAACTTCATGGGATACTCAACCCGGAAGCGGTTGGCAATCACGCGCCGCTTAAAGAGCTCCTGCCAGATACGCTGGAGGATATTGGCAACGTCACGCCAGCCCTGCTGCGCGTCCTCGGAGTATGTGCCCGCGATTATCTTTACGGTGACGGTAGCCCCGTCTTCTTCGTCGGTCCCATCGATCAGGCGTACAATCACGAAGGGAAAGTCCGGCTCTGGTCCAGCATTCTTGGGCGGCAAATAGCCGGTGACCACCTGGGGTGGTTTCACATCGCCTAACCGGTTAGTATCAAGCTGATAGTTCTTAACCACGTCCTCCAGAAAGGCCTTCAACTCGTCTACCAACAGGACCGGCGTCATTTGCCAACACCTCGCAATAACCGATCAATTTCGTGCTCTAAGCGGCTTTCAAGACGCTCTCGGGCCTGTTCTTCTACAAATTCGGTGACCGACTTGTGCCCGAGCATTTGGGGCAGCGATGGACCGTACAGCTGTTGAATCGGCAGGTCTTTAACCTTTTTCTTTTTGAGCTGCCCTCCAACGCGCACGAACATTTCTTCGCGGCGACGCGGCGTGCCAGCCCTGATAAAAGCGCCCACATGCCCCGATGCCATACGGGCCACAAAGGCTCCTTTAATCGGGCCTCCCTCACCGCGCACAACTCGGGCAATAGTAGGCTTTGCCCTGCGTTTTGTCGGGGGCTTAGATGGCGTCAAACGAAACTTGGAAAGGGGTATTGGGCTCCCCTTCGCGTGAACGATAGCCGCCAGGTCGTCCGGCGTTGCCTTTTTAATCTTGATGGCATCCCTGACATCTGCTGCTTTGATGTAATAGCGCTCACGCACCTTTCTGACGGCGTCGGTCCTTGCCCCTTCAGCCGCGCGATTCAACGCCGCGACGAGGGCCTTTGTAACCCCGTTAGGGACATTTTTGAGAAGCGCCTCGGCCCGGGCGATCTGGTCCGCGTCCACGGTTATCATGACTCATTGGCCCCCAATACGATCTCCAGTACGCCCATAGCCTCGCTGCATTCTACCACCAGGTACAGCTTCCCATCCAAGCGCATCTGCTGCCCAAATACCGGACGGGCAGGGAGGTCTGCTGCTTTAACATAAACAGCAACCTCCCCTTTATAGACGCCGTCGTACTGCTCGCTTTTATCGTTGCTGCGAATCTTGAGAATATCGCTGTCGACCACAGCCAGCACTTGGCGGCCATCGAAGTCATGCATCTCGGCAAACTCGTCGGGATTGAAAAAGGTAGGTAAATCCGAAGCTAAAAAATCCCGTAGCTTCGGCATTTGCTTTACCGCCTCTTCTCCTTTCTAGGCTTAATCAAATCGGCCGGGTCGATAGCCGGTACCTCAGGCTCAGCTTCTACCTCTTGACCGGAAGCTTGATGCTCAGGCGCTGCTTCCCCAGTAGAAGCCACGGTTTTACTTTTGTCGGGTACTTTCGCATCCGAAACTTGTGGAGGGGCATACTTCTCGATAGCCCCGTTGGAACCCTCAATCAAGCGGGCCTCTTCCTCGTCGGAGAGGCCCGCTATGATCTGTCCGCCAGGCTGGCCGGGGCCGTACGTTACGCCGTTGTACCGCACACGGAAGCGTTTAACCAGTACTGCCACTGCCAATCACCTACTTAACCTTGAGAACAAACCAAGAATCGACGTCTTCCGGCTTCGGCAACGGCCGTGAAGCAACGCGGATCATCTTGGTGTCGTTGTTTACGTCTTTCCACACCTTGGGGACACGCTTGCCCTCGTAGGTATGGAACTCCCCATCACTTTCCTCTAGTTGCGTCACGGCGCCGTAAAGCATGGTCCCCAGTCCGGTACGTCCCATAATCAGGTAGTCATCCGGCATCATGGGATACTCTTGGCCATCATCATCAATAAACCACTCATCGTAAGTGTAGAGCTCCAGGCCCAGGCTGGTCAGGGTGCCGATATAGGTTACCCCGTCCATCTGGACCTTGGGCTGCACCTGGCCGATGGTTAAGTTCCGGATATCGAGCAATGCCTGGATTTTGCTGTCATTGATAAACATATCCGCTACGTTATTGGCCATAACCACAATGTTGGGGTTTCGTCCAGACTTCTGAATGATCTCTAGACGGATGCGTTTCAGATCCCCGTACTTGTCGCTAGTAGCCTCACTCCAAGCCGCGACGCCAGCCAGAATTTCCTTGTTGGTGAAGCCGTAGTCAATGACGTCTTCGACGTACTCGCTCCCGCCTACTTTATCGATATAACCCTTGATGGTCACCTGGCCGTTGAGCAAAAGCTGCCGGCAGAACCATTCCTCGCGGCGGGTGATCATCTCGTCGAGTTCAGCCAGGTCCTTGGCCAGGAGTTCCTGTGCCCGCTGCTCCGGGCTTCGCTGGCTGTATATGTTTTCGCCCAGCAGCCGGGTGCTGATGTCATCTACAGTCAACGCGCGTTGCGGAGCGATGTACGGCGTGACGTAAGTGTCAGTCTTGAAGCCTCCGCGGTCAACGGTGATGCCGCCGCGCCGGCGGGCCACAAACGGGGCCATCTTCCGCTTACCCTTTTTAAAGTCAACGTCGACTTTTTCCGTGATGAACGTCTCCACGCCGGGGAAGAAAGTGTCGCGGAAAAAGGTCCGCACGGGCATCATCAATTCGACGGCTTGCATCATTGTTCTGGTTTCGTAGATCGGAATTGCAGCCAATTCAATCATCCTCCTTAATACGGAATATTGTCGCTCAGGAAGATGCCAAGTTCCCTAAGTCTGGTTTCATGGTTAGCTGCCGTATCGGTGCCGCCAAAAATGAGCGCTTTGCGGTTGAAGTGACCGCTAACATAGGCCTCGGCGACAACGTTGCCGCCCGTGGTGTCTACGTCATCCGCCAGAATACTGTCAGCAACTTGGCTGCCATCGGTATTGGTACTATTAACTGGCACGGCCAACCCAGTAGCAGTGATAATCCCCAGGACGGTGCCTCTCTTCAATACTCCCTGATCAGCCTTCAACGTTACAGCTTTAACCAGAAGTGGCACTTCATTGCCGGCAATAAGATTATCCGGTACAAAGGTATCTAGACTACTATAGAGCTGAGCCATTATCCTCTCTTCCTCCTTTTGTTCGCATATTCAGCAATTGCTTGGGCAACGTTAGGCTCAACTTTCTGAGGCTGCCCTTTGACCCCAGATACACCAGATTCCTCATAGTCTTTCTTTAATGCATCAAGATACTTCTGCCCCTTGGCGGCGTCTACTTTTAGCGCCTCCAAGGCCAGCTGCTCGGCGGTCATCGGTTGTTCATACTTCGCTTTCTTCACTAATTCTGGGACCAGGGTCCGGCTGATTTCATCGATAGCCTGGATGCGCTGGCGTTCAGCTTTTACCCCCTCTTCCCTGGCCGCAGCCTCCAGCTGAGCGACCAGTCCGGGGAAGTGCTGTCTAAGATCGTCAACGGTTTTAATTTCCAATTTGTTATCCTCCTTTCTATTCTCTCCCTGTTCCTCCCAGGGCGGAGTGCGTCCAAATTGACGGTAGTGATCACCCAAGTGATCTTTAACTTTTTCTATGTCCTCATCCGGGATGTCCGTCTGGGACAATCTTTGTCCGGCTTTAACCACCCCCTCCCATACAATAGCGCCATCGCTCGGGCGGTGATGAGGAAGCTTTAAATCCGAAAACCGCTCCGGTGGCATCTTGGGCGCCCAGGCGTAGTGACCAGCGATTCTCCGTTTTTCCTCGTTAGAAAGTTCATCCCATCTTTTATCAGTAAAGTCCTCTAAGTTCGGCGCTTTCCATGGTTCATCTTCCGGCGCTTTTTTCCGAGATACGTCGTTTGGTACTACGCCATTTTTTATTGCTGGCACGGGCGGCCGGCTCTTGAATTTGGACAAGTCGTGGCTGATGCTATTCACTACCAACAGGCTGCCTTTCATTGCCATCTGCACATTTTGAAACAGCACTTCATCGGCAAATCCCTTTTCTACCGCCTCCTCACCGGTCATCCACGTTTCCTCATCCATCATCTTTGACAGGGCTTTCCGGTCCAGGCCAGTCTTGGCCATGTAAGCATTAACGATAGACTCTTTAACTGCATCAAGTTGCTCGGCAAATCGCTCCATCTCCTCGGCAGTGTAGTACCCAACCAGCCCAATTGCCGGGTTGTGGATCATCATCATGGCATTGGCCGGTATTTTCACGGTGTCCCCCGCCATGGCCACGATACTGGCTGCGCTTGCAGCCAGCCCATCAACGATCACCGTAACTTTAGCCGCACTCGTTTTAAGCTGGGTATAAATGGCCTGAGCAGCGAACACGTCACCACCGGCAGAATTAATCCTCACTGTGATATTGGACTTAGCCCCTAGCGCTTTTAGATCTTCGTAAAACTGCCTGGGAGTGACCAAATCCCCTCCTTCCCACCAGGGTTGATCTGAAGCAATTTCCCCATAAAGGAGAAGTTCAGCTTCATCTTCAGATAGGTTTCTAAACATCCAAAACTTGCCCAAGGTTTATCCTCCCTTCACTGTCACTTCTAGCGGTAAGCCGGCTTCCTGCATCAGCTGGTTTTCGCGCTGCAGCTGCTCAATGTTCCTGTCGAAATCGCCGCCGGTGAGTTCGATAGCTTCTCGCTCTCGGGTAGAGAAGCCGCTGGCCACCCTCATTTTGGCTGCCTGCACCTCTTTCACTGGATCGATCTGCCCGGGCGCCGGTCCGTGCCATTCTGCCCGGCTCCATGCCTTTGTCACCAGAGGGTCATTAAAAAACCCGGGCGCTGAAATTCTGCCCCGGGCCACTGCCTCGGCGAGCCACAATTCATACACAGGCTGGCAAAAATCACTGGCAAACCATGTCCGCCGCATCCGGAAAGCCTTCCAAGCCTCTAAGAGCGCCGCCCGGCTGGCGGAATAGCTGGCCGTGAAGCTCTTTAAAAGCAGCTCATAGGGTATCTCCAGGGCTGCCCCTATGTGTCTGGCTAGGGCTGTAACGAAAGCATCGAAGTTCGAGGAAGGCCGCTTCGGGTCGGCAGTAGCGATGTCGTACCCAGGCGGCAGGGTATTTATGGTCCCGGCCCCCAGTTCAAAGGCATTGGGGTCCAGGTCCACCTTTTCGTTTTGCGATATAGCTTCGGCCAGTGGGAATTCCGTAAACGGTATCTGGCTTTCCTTGATGAACACCGTAAAGAAGCCCGTTACAATGGCCGCCATTAGTTCAGCCTCGGTGTATCTGGTAATCTGCTTAAGGTTTTCTATAACCGGCGCCAAATATGGAACCCCGCGGTATTGCTCGCACCGCTCCGCCTCCATGATCTGCAGCACATTTGGCCTCCCTGTACGCGGTCCAAAGGCTTCCACGCGCTGCCACTTAATTGTCTCTGTCGGCCTGGCCGGATCTCCTGGGTACATATTGGATATCCAGTAAGCCACCACCGCCCCTTCCTCATCGATCTCAACGCCGTTTACGATCCTGTTTCCATTATTCGGGTTCTTCCCCCAAACGCGGTTCATAGCAAATATGCTTCCTGGAGTTTCAGCTGGCGTGCTGATCCGGTCTGCCTCTACCAAATGGAGCCGAAGAGAATATGGGAAATACAGCTGCGGTTCGGCCTGCTTTATTAACACCCAGCCGTCGCCATTAAGCAGGGTGGACATGAAAAGTATGGACTGCATTTCATAAAAATTGTTTAGGCGCATAGCGTCGCAGAATACACTTTCGGCCCACACCGCGAATTCGCGCTCGGTATTCTTTTCCCACTGCTCCGCTTGCTCCCGGCTGATACCCAGAAACTCATAATCAATCCGGCATTTTAACCTCAACCCGGCACCTACCACGTTGGTTCTGGACGTTACGATGGCAGACCGCCCCAGCGCCCCTCCCATAAACAGGTCCCTGGATCTCTGTCTCAAGATGTTCAGGTTCATATCAATGTCCGCCTGCGGACTGCTTGACCAAGCCTGCCATCCTTTCATGGACTTCTTGCGCACGGAAGCACCGGATTCGGAATAGCCGGTGTCCGAAAACCGAAGCGCCCGGCGGGCTGCCTGGCGCTTCAAAGCCATCCCTGGGCTAAAAAACGCTATTATCCGGTCAAGCGCATTCAATTTTCCACCACCCTTATATGTCCCTTAGCACCACGCGCCGGGACCTAATTGTAGTGTTACCATTTAGCTGGGCCTCTAGCTGGTAGACCAGTCTCTCTAACTCATTGATGGCCTCTCTGATGCTCGGCAGGTCCGCCCGGCGGAGCACCCTGGAACCAATACGGTATTCCTGGCCGGCGAGAACCGCCAATTCAGCTTCGTAGTAGGCATTGAGGCGTTCTTTTGCTTTCTGTAGCCTTTCTTCCAGCATAAATACCACCATCTCCCCGCTTAGAAATAACGAAAAAGCAGCCGTTTTTGTTAAAAATCAGCTGCTTTTTTGATGCAACCGTAACGTTTTTGAGGCAATTTAGGGGTAAGTTTCGGTGCATTTTGGGGCCCAAAAGCCACCTCTTTCAGACGTTTTTCTAGGGCTTCAAAGTCCGGATTAACCAATTTTAAGGCCGCTAAATTATATACTCGCAGGTCCAAAGGCTCATTTCTCCTGTCTTTCCCAATACTTTCCCATACTGCAACGATTCGGCCTTTATTTTTACGGAAGACCTGCCGCTCAGATATGAGGCCTTTAAAATAGACCTGATCGTACCCTCGCTCTTCCTGGACGGGGAAATGGCAGTACTTCGGCCCGGGTTGTTTAATCTTCAACCGCTGCATGATTGCTGTCTTGCCCGAATCAACCCCAAGCAGAATTAGCGGCACCCGGTATTTGTTATTCCGGGATATTTTATATACCAGCGGAATGCCGGCGCCGCTCTGCCCTTTCACAGGGAAAACCCTTTTCTGCAACCTCTCTGCGCAGAACCTGTAAACCTCGTCCGTAAAATGCCCGCCGGAGTCGACGCAGGTGCAGGCAATTACTAGGCCGGTACCGTCAGCGAAGCTCCAGACCTTGGATAATTTATCATCTACCTGCTGCCACGTTTCTTTATCGTCGGGCTTACCCCAGATAATACCCTTTTCTATACCCCAGGACTCTTCCCCACGGCCCCAGCCAACGACTTCATATTCCAGGCGGTCGTCCTGGGTATCAACGGCCATTGTTAAAAGCAAAACTCCCGCCGGAAGTTCAGCATCATATTCTTCGCGGCGCTCAAGCAGCATAGTTTCGTCCTCGATTTCCCCGCGCTCTTCCCACGGTTCCCCTAGCACAGTGTTGACAAATACCTTGAACCTTTCAGGATCATCCTTGGATTCCAGATATTCCTGGATAATCCTTTTCCAGGAATACCACGGGGAGACAAATGAATTGAGCCTGAAGCTTCTTATACCGTTTTCAATGGCTGCCGGATTATCGGCAATCCACTTAGCCGGTTGCCTCTTAATGGTAAATTCATCGAATTCCTGAAGACAGGAAGGACACCTCCAGCGGACGTCAAGAACCGTGTATATTACTTTCCCGTTTTTTTCGTGTTTCTCGTACTCGAACTGGATATCCCGCAACTCGATAAAATGGTATTCGTCGCATCCCGGACACTGGATACACCATTTCTCCTGAGTGCCTAGCTCGTATTCAGATTCTATCCGGGAAGCCCCCCGGACGGTAGGGGTCGAGACAAAGACTTTCTTTCTGTTCCAGAAAGTAGTGGTCCGCTTTTCGGCTAGAGCTATGGGGTCTCCTTCGTTGCCGGCACTGTCTGGATACCTGTCTACCTCGTCACATAGCAGTATGCGAATCGGCCGGCTGGCAAGCCCCGCAGGGCTGTTCGCACCCCCTATGGCCAAAAACCCACCAGGGAAAACTTTAAGCAAAATGGTATTGTTTAGATCCCTCGTTTTTGAGTCGGAGACTTTCCGGGCCAGAACTTCCGTATCGGCGATCATGGGAGCTATGCGCCTTTTGGAATAGTCCTGGGCTATTTCAATCGTGGGTTGCACTAACAAGATAGGGCCCGGGTCAACGTCTATGTAGTAGCCGATGATGTTGTTAATTATTTCCGATTTGCCCACCTGAGAGCTGGACATGACCACTACTTTCTCCACTCTTGGGTCGGTTATGCAGTCCATGATTTCCCGTTGGTATGGGGCCCGGTCCGTCTGCCACTGGCCGGGTTCTGCCGAGTTTTCCGAAGACAGCTTGCGATACTTATCGGCCCACTGGCTGACTGTTAGTTTCGGCGGTGGGGCCACGGCTCTGGCTATCCTGCGGAACAACTTCATTGTCCTCTTCAAGTTCTTCAAAGTCTTCACCCCCGGCGAATAAGGCCGGGTCATAGTCTTTCAGTTCGTTCAGAGCCTCCAGGAGTTCTATGTTAATGGCTTCGCTGATTTCAGCCAAGTTTTTCATGCCAATTATCTTAGGCGCCACCTTCTGGGGTATGGCAAGGATACGGTTGCGGAAGGTGGTAAGCATGTCGGTCATAACCAGCTCTACATCAGCTGCGTCGTGTAGCCGGTTTTGCAACCTAGCCAGCTTTAATTCGGCGATTTGTCGCTTCGCTTTTTCGTGCAAGGCCTTTTCTTCCCAGTATCGCCGGGCCGCTTCTTCTTCCTCTTCGGTCATCTGCCCGGTCCGCAAGAAATCCAGGTACTTTTTGATGTTTAACTTCAATAAAAAGCGCCCTGGAGCCTGTTTTTCCAGGACGCCCTCTTTGGCCAGCTGATTAATGCGCTGGCGTGTATATCCCAAAAGGTCGGCCAGCACGTCGGTGCTTACGACCAGATCGGATATATCCCTTTTTACTTCCATATTTGTGTCACTCCGGAAAGAAAACCTCATTGAAAAATCCTCAAACCTGGCCCAAAACCGGGGCTCGCGAGATCCGCAACCGCCGGGGACCCAGAAGGACCCGTTCATAATCAAAACAAGAGCCTCGCGGCTCTTGTTTTATTGAGTCAATTTCACACTCTCCAACCCGCTAATTACAATCATTTGCCCCTCTTTAAGCGAGACTTTTACTTTTTCTACCCCTAAGTCTCCACCCAGTATTTCATTCACCACTGGTATCTCGCCATTATACACAACAAAGTTGCCGCTTCCTTTAGCTGTAGTAACAACATAGCTTCCGGCTGGAACGTCCCTGCCAACTAAATGGTTGCCTGAGGGAAGTGTCGTTTTCAACTTAATTTCCGCCGGCTTGAATAGAACCTTGTTTATGCCGGATATCTGAATTGTATTGCCTTCGGATAGATCAACTTCGAGTTTAGTTATACCAATTTGATTACTGGCGTTGTCCGTAAGTATTTCGTTTACTACGGGCATTTCGCCATCATAGACGACAAAATTCCCCGTTCCTTTAAGGCTTGTAATCTCATATCTGCCAGGAACTACGTCTTCCCCTACCACAAACTCTCCCGCGAATAATTCGACTTCCTTTGCAGTGTTTACGTATTTCTTATTAGCTTCCGGTTGCTTCTGGGCAACATTGGCTCCTGCCTTTCCCCCTGCTTTTTCTTCTGTTTTTGCCGTCTGTTGGGCGGGCGCGCTACTACTCCCACAACCTACCACATTTGCAACGATCAGCAAAACCACAAGAAACAAGCACAACAATCTTAAGGCCTTGTTCATGAAACTCCCCCCTTTAAAGGGAGATCTTCTATAAAAAGAACAAAATTCCTTCCAAGCCATTAAAGCTGCTCTTGCTTTTGGAAACGCCAATTCTAAGCCACGCCCTCGCACCCGGCCCCACCCCTGCCACTACGGTGCGTTCACCCCTCCGGCTTGCGCCGGCATCCTGATAGTGCGCAATACAAAAGCCGCCCTCGCGGACGGCTCCACCATGCACATTATAGCACATGATTTCGCTGAAGAAGTCTTAGACTTTCTTCTCATCCCGCTGCTTTCTCGCTTGGCCTGACCAAATCGCGTTCCGTGGCCAGAAGAACAATATGCAGCACGATGTTTTCGCGCCATTTGAAGAATAGGCTTCGGCTAATGTGTAGCTTCCTAGCGACCATGTCTGGGCGCATTCTATCGAAGTAGCGATACTTGACCAGCATTTTATACTCGGTCGGCATAGCTTCAAGCGCATCATGGATGCATTCTACCCACTTTGCCTGTTCTGTTTCATCTAGTCGCGCCAGCTTTATGCCGCGCACTGCTGTCGGATCGCTAGCGCAACCTTTACTTTTCCCTTCAAAACGGTGAGGCGTGCCATACAAAACCTCGGCCCGCGCCTCGTTAAGCTCCCGGACGTGCTCTTGATAGTTGTAAAGCTCATGCTCGATGCGTCGGAAAAGCTCTTTCGAGATGATCGGCACGCCTCTCCCCTCCTACATCCTGTCGTTTTTTATGCCGCCTTCCTCTGGCCATAACGCCGGGCCGGCCAGATCTCGATGCACTGCCCGGTGCGGTAATCCAGCCGCCAGAGCAGCCCGCAGCTGGTGCAGAGCCATCCGCGCCGGCGCTACCAAGGTATCCATGCTCGGACCATCGAGCACCCGCAGGTGCAGATCATCTAGACCGCCTCCTCCCCGGTCTCGATCACCACGCTATTTAGGGCCCGGGCATACCTGCCAGCCGGCACTATTTCGTGCCTTTCTTGCCAAATCATTGTTCGCATGCGCAGATCGTGGTTTTTTAGTGCTTCTTGCCAGCATCTACTGCACCGCCCCGTGATTCCGATTTCGTCGGCAGGAAAAATGCCGCCGCAGCCCGCACAACGCACCTGGCCCATCTAACCAGCCTCCTCTATCCACTGCCCTACCCAGACCTCGACGCGCTCGTTTGTGTCCGTGTACCGCGTAACCGACAGGTGTGCTACCTGAGAATCGTCCTCGTACACTACGCCGCGCAAGCCGTCCAAAATGGCCTTCGCCAGGTTATCAACATCTGCCTTGCCGCGCGTCCAGATCACCATGTCCACCGCCACCGGCCCACGTAGCATTTCGCCCTGCATGGCCTGCCTGGCACAGTAGCCCACAAACTTTTCATAGGCACGCGTTGCTTCTGGGGTGTAAACGCTGCGCCTGCCGAACCTGGGTCGCTGCTTCGGTTGCGGGTGACCGGGCACCGTAAACGCGATCATCGCCGCACCTCCATCATAGCCCATCGTCATCGTAGTCCAGTTCCCTGCGGTTCCGGCTGCGCTCCTCGCTGAAGCCTTCGGGGTATCTCTGCCGCAGCTTTTCAATGTTAAGCGCCATTACCTCATCCAGCGTAATGTCAAACTCGCGCAGGATATTGGCAATATACCAAAGCATGTCCCCAGCTTCTTCCCGCACTTTTGGCTTGTTCGTGGGGTGGCCGTGATACAATACTTTTTTAACGTGGTCTATAAGCTCTCCCGCCTCACCCACAAGACCTAGGCAGTAGTTAAGCAGCCGTTCTCTCATGCAATCTTTTGGCGCCGTCCTCGCCGCCAGCTGTTGATACTCATTGCCCGTCATCTACCTGCCTCCTGTTTCACAATAAATGTCTTGCAGTAAGTTCCAGAACCAGCCGGCAATAAAGGGAATAAACTCTTTGTCCGTCTTGAACCGCTTGCGAGCCGCCCATAGCTCTTTTTCCAGCTTGTCATATGTCCACTTCTTAACCATCTTCTTACTATCTCCCCTGACGCATATTTCCAAAACGCGGGGCCGCGGCGCTACTACATATTGCGGAT